ATTCAGGTTTTATAAGCGACATGATCGACCTTGATTGTATTGACTATGAGGCTCTTGCAGAACATTTGATGGAATAATTCTAATCACATTGGGATTGATCCCCGGTTTTCCCTGGAACTTACCGCCGGGGATTTCCGGTGAGAGAAACAATAATTGAAAGGTTAGGATAATGTTAACCAAAACAGAAATAGCAATTAAAAATAGCGTGTCTTTATTCCATGTCCATAAGGTGAAATCCGTAACTGATGGCATGGGAAAAACTGAAAAGGTAATAAAGAAATCCACTAATGTTAAATTAGGTAAAACTGTAAAATCCGGCATTTTTAAAGGTATGCCAATTTTCACAGTAACATTAGAGGAACGCGCGACATGTTCTAGCACTTGTGATCACTGGCGAACATGCTATGGAAACAACATGCCATTCGCAACGCGATATAGCGCCGATAGTGCATTGATTGACGCTATGGAAATTGAATTAATAGAATTAAATAGGAAGCACAAGAACGGATTTCTGGTGCGCCTACATATTTTAGGTGATTTCTATAGCGTTGATTATGTCAATAAATGGGGAGAATGGCTTAATCAATTTGAAAATCTATATGTTTATGGTTATTCTGAACGGAAATCAAATACGCCAATCGGTAAAGCATTGGATAAATTACGGAAAACACATAGACAGCGTTTTATGGTTCGTGTTTCTGGTGATTTTAATAGGCGAACTATGACTGCATTATCTTTTGATAATCCCCTGGCACTAAAACAGATTGCCAGAAAACAAGCTTTTGTTTGTCCAGTACAAGAGAATAAAACGGATAGTTGCGGAACTTGTGGTCTATGCTGGACGGCGCAAAAGAACGTAGTATTCCATACTCATTAATAGATAAGGATATTAATTATGATTGATATATGGGAAAGATTGGCGCGAAGTAAAACCGACAATCAGATAACATTCGCTCTAAATGATATCAGGGAAACATTAGGCTTGCACAAGGATAAACCTTTGGATAATCCGTATATAATGCGCCTTAATGCTGAACGTGACGCTCTATTGACAGAATGTAGCAAACGCTGTATTGTTGAATTTAATCGAAAGGTAAAATCATATGTTTAATTTAAAATATACCTTGACCATATTAGTGCTTATATGGTATGCTTATGCTCTATTCGTAATTTAAAAAGGATTAAGACAATGCGAAAATATACCCAGATAACAATTTACCGCGAAGATATGAATAATAGACTTCATGGGAACATGTTTAATGGTTTACTTGAAGACTTAGGTATTAATACAACTGTCGTAGTAAATGGTAAAGCGATTGAGCGCGAAATTGACGAAATAACTTTATCCGTAGTTTGCAACGATGGTTATGATTTTTATGATCCAAACGAAGACGATAGCTAATGATTAATCCCATGATAATAATTTCACTAGGTATCATATGCATGGCGTATGTACTTCATATAATGCATTAAAAGGATTGAGGATATGAAAGAACAAACTAGATTGTCCCTTGAACTTGAGTTATGGGACAACGAACGCCGGTATGTTACTATAGACGAACTTTTATTACTCGCCGAATACGGGTATAGAAGTATGCTTAAAGAGAAATCAAATATTGATTTATTAAACCTACATACCGAAACATTTAACTTTGGAAAGGACTAAGAAAATGCGTTGTACGATTTGTGATGCCCAGTTGAATTTATCGGAAAGATTAAAGAAAGGTAATGAAGGTCAATTTATAGATGTATGCAATAACTGCATAGGTCATATCCATGCAGACCTAGGTGAAGACCATGCATATATTGGGGATATTGAAGACCCTACAGTCATCCACAATGACCTGAAGGGAAGCTTTAAAAATATTGTGGAACCTATTCAACGATTGCCTTGGTATGATAACCCTTTGCGGAAAAAATAATGCTTGACAGACTGTTCTAATTAGTATACTATAGTACTTAGGTGCTTAAGAATCTTAAGGAATTAATCCTTAAATAAATTCTTAAAGGAATTCCTTAAGAATTCTTGAGTAGATTTAAATAGATAGGTGGATGGTCTACATGGAAAGTTTCGATCATTGGATATACCTACAGGATGAGGCACCTAGCATTGGTAGCGGCTGGCGCTTTGTTAACGTGAAGGTAGGTCGTAAATGGGTCTATCTTGCCGGTAAGACCGGGAGGCGAAAGATTAGTATTGGACAATGGAATAATATCAAATCCACTATGGAGCGGTATCATATCCGAAATGGTATAGATAACCCTCTAAACACTTTTATTGATAAGGGTGAATGATATGAGTAAAATGAAAAATTGGATGATGGACATTCAAGCTTTCTGTGATGGTTATTTTCATGGTGATGGTGAGAATGATTTTGAGATTAGCGAGATAGTGGAGGACGTAGGTATGTACTTCAAATCTAATGATGCGAAGAACTACGCCCAAGCTTATTTGAATACGACACAGGGGCCAACGGAGAAGGAAAATGGTGGATCAAAAACATAATCGGCGTAATCGACGGCGTCAATTTAATAAAAAAAGAAATCCTGAAAAGGTTTTGATGGATCGATTTACCTCGCCTCAAGTTTTCCGCTCAAGGAAAATTGCACTACAGGAAAGAGAGGTGGAGCGAGATTTAAACAACTTTTTAATCGAGGAAGGACAGGACGATGAACGAACTTGAGTATGTAGCTGTTCCAGTGGACCTAGGATTATTTGAAAGAACTAAATTAGGTTCAAATTTTGCCGGTGGAACGGTGATTGATGGAATACTTGATGATGCCAGGGATCAATGCGTTTTAGTTGTTCGAATTGATGATACTCATTTGGATGATGGTATTCCACCCTGGATGAAAAGTGAAGAGGATTTAGAAAATGCAGCCTGATGGACCTACACCATTCCAAGTACATATTGTGTTTAGATATGATGGCTATGATTTCGCTGGTGTTGAGGGTGTATACCTCGATAAACTGAATGCGGAGGATGCAAGAGATATCTTCAATGGAACATCAATGGTAGATACGTTCTTTGTAAAGACCTTTAAAGTAAAGGATATGGAAAGGATATAGCATAATGACTTTTGAAAGTGGGATAAAGCCCAAAGTAAAGAACAAGATAAATGAAAGTATTAATTATGCCTATACTATAAAGGAACATAGCGAAAACTTAGTAGTTAGATGTCTTTGCGAAAAGATGGAAAATCTTTTGATGGATATCAGGGATGATGTAGAAAAATTATAAAAAGACTTGACAACGGTAATCCACTCTGATATTCTATTGGTAGTTATGGTAGTTAACATTTTAGGAAAGGACAAAAGATTATGATCACAGAAGGAACAGTCGCATTTTGCAATCTGTCAGAGACAGAGAAGTACCAAGGCCAAGATACTGGCCGTTACAGTGTAGTGATTAGCATCGATGATGATGATGCTGGTACACTAGAGGACCTAGGAATTAATCTAAAGGAATACGAAGGAAAGAAGCAGCGAAAGTTCGTAACGAAGTTCTCGCACTTCCCGGTCATCGATTTAGATGGTGAAGTTACCTCTAAACATATTCCTTATGGTTCCAAAATTAGGGTACTCTGGGAGCCATCCCAACCCCATCCAACGTGGGGTGTATCACCTTATCTGAAAAAGGTTAAGGTCTTAGAACTTGCGGATACCGGAGATGATGGGGACGAAGAGGGATTTTAATTGATGTCTGATTTCCTTTTTAAGGCTCCATGTCCAGCTTGTAGAGAATTGGGCCAGGACCGCAAAGGAGATAATCTTGCAGTCTATGATGATGATCATGGTTACTGCTTCAAATGTGGTCATGTGGAGGGGTCGCCAAATATGGACCCCTCCCCGGCCCCTAGATTGAAAGGTCCAGAGATGACTGGTGTTCCAGGCGCGATTAAGGACAGACGCATTACTGAAAGTATCGTAAGAAAATTTGGCGTTACTCTTGAGTACAACAAAGATGGTAGTATTTCTAAGCACCATTACCCGTATTATAATATGGATACTGAAGAGGTAATATCGACTAAATCCAGATGTTGTAAGACTAAGGACTTTTATTTTTCAGGCTTTGGTACATTAGGTGAAGCCGGATTATTTGGTCAACAGGTCTGGCCTTCAGGCGGTAAGTTTATCACCGTAACAGAAGGTGAAATAGATGCAATGGCCGTGTCAGAAATGTTTGACGGCAAATGGCCTGTAGTATCTTTAAAGACTGGGGCGGCAGGAGCCGTCAAGGACATTAAACAATCCCTTGAGTGGCTGGAGACATTTGAGAAGGTAGTCATTTGTTTTGACAATGATCCTGCAGGGAAGAAGGCAACAAGAGAAGTCTTAAATTTATTCTCACCGGGCAAAGTTAAGAGCATCTCCCTACCATTGAAAGATGCCGGGGATATGCTGCAGGAGGGCAAGGTTCAGGAGTTCGTGAAGGCATGGTGGAACTCAAAAGATTACCGGCCAGACGGTATTGTCACCCTTAAGGACATTATAAAGGAAATCGAGGAAGAAGAGGAGGTAGAGAGCGTTGACTATCCTTGGGAATGCCTTAATGAGAAGACGCATGGGTTTAGGGCAGGGGAGTTAGTTACGATCACTTCTGGCGCAGGGATGGGGAAGTCCCAATTCATGCGTGAAGTTGAGTATCACCTCTATAACGTAACGAATGACATAATAGGTATTATAGCCCTTGAGGAAGTCCCTAAGATGTCCGGTCTTGGTGTAGCATCAATCCTGGCGAACAAACCTCTACACAGATTGCCTAGGGATATGAGTAATAGCCTAGCCAAAGAAGAAAAACTTAAGTGGCTTAGACAACTTGATGATACACGGTTTAGTTTCTGGAAACACTGGGGTTCCACAAATGAGGATAACCTTTTCAGTCGCATAAGATACATGGCGAAGGCGTTTGACTGCAAGTGGTTTGTTCTGGATCACCTTAGTATCATAGTTTCGGATCAGGACATGGACGATGAAAGAAAAGCCATTGATAGTATTATGACTAAACTCCGTTCACTTGTCCAAGAGCTAAACATAGGCATGTTTCTTGTCTCTCATCTAAAAAGACCAACAGGAAAGGCACATGAAGACGGTGGACAGATATCATTGGCTGAACTACGAGGGTCCGCATCTATTGCCCAGCTAAGTGATATCGTACTGGGTCTTGAAAGAAATCAACAGCATGAGGATGAGGACATTAGGAACACAACTACCGTCAGAGTCCTAAAAAATAGGTTCACTGGCCTCACTGGCCCAGCTTGTTATCTCTACTATGACCAAGAGACAGGCCGCATGTCTTCAGTGTCCAAACCGGGTGAGGTAGAGACAGATGCTTTCTAGGCTTGAGATTTCACGGAGAGATGGAACCAGAGGACAGATAAACAAAGAGATATATATCCTAAAGGAGACTAATGGATATTGCGAAATATGTAAAGAGAAATGGCCGGTGGATGTCTTTTGTTTTCATCATATTAATCCTTCTCAAAAACTTTTCGCTGTAGGACAAGACCGTTGGAGAGGGATTAACGGTCCCCGTCAAAGCACATTAGATGAAGCCGATAAATGTGCAATACTTTGTCTTAATTGTCATGCATTAGAGCATAAGGCTCTTAATAGAGGTGAGACTTTAATCAATGACAACGAAACTTATCTTAGATATAGAAACAAACACTTTTCCAGTGACAAAAATCTTTGTGATATCGACAAAGGATTTACAGACAGGAGAAGTGAAAAGTTACAAAGAGCCAATCAATCCACAACAGATAAAGGAGGTTATGGACAGTTATGTTTTACTCATTGGTCATAATGTTATTGACTTTGATCTTAATGTGATAGAGAAGGTCTTAGGTATTGATACCTCCGGGTATAATGTTATAGATACTTTAACCTTATCACGCCTGTATAATCCTCAACTGGAGGGAGGTCATTCTCTTAGAGCTTGGGGAGATCGCCTTGGTTTTCCAAAGGGATCACACGAAGACTATACAAAATTATCACCGGAGATGGTTGAATATTGTGAACAGGATTGTGAGGTCACACATAAGCTCTATGACAAACTCATAAAAAAATTGGAACCCTACGGTGATCAGAGTATTGAACTTGAACATGATGTACAACGGATAATAACTAAACAAACTAATGCTGGCTGGCTCTTGGATCAGGGGAAATGTTTTGATCTATTGGCTAAACTTAAACAGAGACGAATGGAGGTAGAAGATGATGTACATAAAAAGTTTAAAGCGTTACCTATTTTTGTTAAAAAGGTCACGCCTAAGTACAAGAAGGATGGTGAGCTTAGTAATGTGGGCCTTAAGTTTCTTGGTTCTGATCTGGGTGATATATGTGGCGAGTTCAGCCGTATTGAATGGCCTCAATTTAACTTAAGCTCCAGACAACAGATCGCAAAACACCTACAATTTTTTGGGTGGAAACCAAAAGTGTTTACCGAAAAGGGTCACCCAATTGTGGATGAGGTTGTCTTGAGCAAGGTTAAAAATATCCCGGAGGCTCAATTGATAGCTGAATATATTTTGCTTCAGAAACGATCAGCACAGGTACTATCATGGATTAAGGCTGTTGATGAGGATGATCACAGAGTACACGGTCAGGTTAACCCTATAGGGGCTGTAACGGCCCGTATGACGCATTCAGGCCCGAATATGGCTCAAGTACCCGCCTCTTATTCACCATACGGTAACGAGTGCAGAGCCTGTTGGATAGCAAAACCCGGCTACAAGTTGGTTGGTGTTGATGCTTCGGGCTTAGAGCTTAGAATGCTGGCGCACTACATGGATGATGAGGAGTATACTCATGAAGTCACAAACGGAGATGTACATACTGCAAACCAAAAAGCTGCTGGAATTGCAACAAGAGACAACGCAAAAACTTTTATCTATGCATTCCTGTATGGGGCAGGAGACAAAAAAATCGGAAGCATTGTCGGAGGTTCTAGCAGAACTGGAGCAAAGCTTAAAGAAAAATTTTTGGAAAATACACCGTCTCTGCGAAATCTTAGAGAACGAGTTACAGCCAAATCTGTTCAAGGGTATCTTAAAGGATTAGATGGCAGAAAACTAATAGTTCGTAGCACCCATGCCTCCCTTAATACCCTACTTCAGTCTGCCGGTGCAATTATTATGAAAAAGAGCTTGACTATCTTAGAAGAGTATGCTAGTATATATAATATAGACTTTAATTTCGTAGGGAATATTCATGATGAATTTCAAGTGGAGGTCAGAGAGGATCAAGCAGAAAAATTTGGTTGGTTAGCAGTTGAGTGTATAAAGGCCGCTGGAATTCGATTGAACTTAAAATGTCCCTTGGACGGTGAATATAAGGTAGGTGATACATGGGCAGAGACACATTAACTTTGGAGATTAAATATGACAGGTAAGACGCTAGATACTTTAGTCGAAGATATTTATCAATTCATGAAGGACAAGAATGCCCCTGAAGGGGTAGACATTGCGGCAGAGATTGACAAGTTTACCTCCAATATGAAGGCAACAATGGAGAAGGAGTTCTTGCCATCAAAGCGTTCTTACGATGGCCGCAAACTTCGCCTGTCCAGTATAGGTAAACAAGACCTTCAACAGTGGTTCTCTGCAAATAAATTCTCCGGTGAGAAACTTCTGCCAAAGACACTAATCAAATTTATGTATGGACATATCGTTGAGGAGTTCATTCTTATGCTTGTCCGTATGACCGGCCATGAAGTCACTGATGAACAGAAAGAAGTTTCTGTCGGTGGTATCAAAGGGCATATGGACTGCAAGATTGATGGCGTTACGATTGACGTTAAGTCAACCACTAAGTTTGGTATAAAAGATTTTCAGAATGGTACTTTAGCAATGAATGATGGCTTTGGTTATGTTGATCAAGTCAAGGCGTATGCTCATGCTGAAGGGGAAACCAAATTTGGCTGGCTTGCTATGTGCAAGCAGAATGGAACACTCGCCGTCCTGACATATGACCTTAAAGATAAAAATAATCCAATGTACAAACATTATTCTGGAGATATTGAAGAAAGAGTAAAGCATGTAAAAAAGTTAGTAGAGCTTCCAGATCGCCCGTCTCGATGCTCTTCTCATATAGAAACTTTTTATGGGCAACAAGAGGATGGAAAGTCAGGCAACTTAAAGCTATCTACTGGCTGCTCGTATTGCAAGTACAAGAAACATTGCTATCCAGAAGTGCGAGGTTGGTATACAGGTGGTGGACCAAAGTTTTTAACTACCGTCATAAATATACCAAAGAATAAGCATGGGGTTCCACAACAAGAAATTAATTTGAATAGAGGAGAAGTTGATTATGGTTGAATTTAAAATTGTATCTACACCAAGGCCAGATCGTTTTGAAGAGTTTGTCAATGCCCTGCTAAACGATGGTTGGGCTATCCAGGGGAGTCCTTTTATATCCGGCGTAGGAGGGATGACTATAGCCCTAACCAGGGAAACGAAGGCAAAGACCAATGCAAAAGTCAAGAGCAAGATATAGAAATAAGTTTGAGGCCGCTATTGGGGAGGTCTTAAAGGACTATTGCGACTATGAGTCACTTAAAGTTCCCTATATAATTCATAAGAACTATACACCGGACTTTGTAGGTAAAAATGTTAAGACAAAAGTTGAAGTTCTGGTGGAAGCCAAAGGATACTTCAGGGTAAACGATACTCAAAAGTACAAAGCGATAAGAGATAGTCTGCCCAAAAAACAAGTACTTGTATTTCTTCTTTACAATCCAGATAAGAAAGTCAGGAAAGGGAGTAAGATGACAATGGCGCAATGGTGTGATAAAGAGAAATTATACTGGTATACTTTAGAGAGTATTAAAGATGCCTTTACCTAGTCGCCAGTTCATAAAAAGATTAGCTATTATTGCTGACCCGTCTCTGCTATGTGAGTTACTTGATATAAGTAGTGAGAATATTATCGAGAGATTTGATGACGTTGTAGAGGAAAGGTTAGATGAACTCCGTGAAATATTTGATGTAGATGTAGATGAGAGTTTAGAGTATGATAGTGACGAACGAGGAGAATAAAGTCATGATGATACCTGATCCACTGGTGTTTCGCATGGAACAAACTAGAAAAATGATTGAAGATTTAGAGAAGTCTAATCCAGAACAAAAAGAGTTCTTAAAGATAGGTATTAAAATTCTTTTAAATAGTTGTGACTTTACAGATGAAACTGAAGAGTTAGAAATTCCTTCTCCTCATTCAAATAAAATTAATTAGGGGATGTATCTTATGTTAAAGCCAGAGAAATCTTTAGAAACATTATTGACTATAGAAGGAGGGACTGCCCTGGGTAATCAAATAGGTGGTTCTCACTACCGTAGTATGGCTATTCAACCCATAGAATTTATTCATAAAAATAAACTTGGTTGGTGTGAGGGGAATATCGTTAAGTATGCATGTAGGCATCAAAGTAAGGGAGGGATTACGGACCTCGATAAGGTAATCCATTATGCGAACCTTGCTAAAGAGTTATATTATGGAGAGGAGAGTTGTGATGATGCGTAAATATTTTTGGAGATCATGGCCTATGATTTGTTTTGCTAATTTGGTAAACAAATTCGATAGTTATCTATGGAGAAAGCAATGGAAACGTAGCATCTAGTAGGAGGCGACAAAATGTATGGACCGACAGTGAAACCATGTTCCGATTTACATGCCATGAAATATCGTCTACCTAATGAAAGTTTTGAGGAAGCAATCGCCAGACAATCAGGAGCAATGACAGACAATGAAGAACATCGTAAGGAATATAAAGATATTGCCCTCAATATGCGGTTCCTTCCTGCAGGGCGCGTACAGGCGGCTATGGGCAGTCCCAGGAATGTCACGGCGCTTAACTGCTTTGTTTCTGGTAGGATTGAAGACTCTATGGAAAGCATCATGCAGAGAGCCTCTGAGGCCGCTGAGACTATGCGTAGAGGAGGTGGTATCGGGTATGACTTCTCTCTTATTCGGCCTGACGGTGATCGTATCGTTAGCCTTGATAGCTCTGCCTCTGGCCCTGTATCATTCATGCATATTTTTGATGCAGTATGTCGGACGATTGTTTCGGCGGGACACAGAAGAGGAGCTATGATGGCTGTACTACGAGTGGATCATCCTGACATCGAGGAATTCATTCGGGCCAAGAAGAACGATAAGGACTTAACTAACTTCAATATTAGTGTCGGTGTTACTGATGAATTTATGATTGCCGTAGAGAAGGGTTTAGATTTCGATTTAAAATTTAAGGGGTCAGTCTACAGAACTATAAATGCCCGTATGTTGTGGGATGAAATTATGCGTAACAATTGGGACTGGGCTGAACCCGGTGTTGTATTTATGGATAGAGTTAACGAGGATAATCCACTAAATTATATTGAGACAATTTCTGCCACTAACCCCTGTGGGGAACAACCCCTCCCTCCCTTTGGTGCCTGTCTTTTAGGTAGTTTTAATCTTGTTAAGTATGTCAATGAGAAGACTAATAAATTTGACTTTGCACAGTTCAAAAAAGATATCCCGCATGTAGTTAGGGCAATGGATAATGTAATTGATCGTACAGGGTATCCCCTAAAGGAGCAATCCAAAGAGCATCAAAGGAAGCGTAGAATAGGTATTGGTATAACTGGATTAGCCAATACATTTACAATGATTGGCGTGTCCTATGGATCACCAGAGTCTGTGAAATTCACCAGAAAACTAATGAAGACTTTAACCTATACCTGCTTTGAGGCGAGTTCCGACTTGGCCTTAGAAAAAGGCCCCTTCCCATTCTTTAAGGAAAAGGAATACCTTAATAGTGGGTTTGTCTCCAGACTTCCACAGGACCTAAAGGATAAGATTAAGAAGCAAGGGATTAGGAATAGTCATTTGATTTCTATTGCCCCTACAGGGACTATATCCTTTACCGCCGATAATGTATCAAGCGGTATAGAGCCTGTATTCGCTCTACAGTACGATAGAACTGTCCAGCTACCACAAGGACCTATCATAATGCAGATGAAGGATTATGCTTTCGATAATTTAGGTCTTGTTGGTGAGGTTGCCAATGATTTATCTGTAGATGATCATCTGAATATACAGATCGCCGTACAGCCCTATGTGGATAGCGCCGTCTCAAAGACTATTAATGTAGGGGATGGTGTAACCTTTGATGAGTTTAAAGATGTATATATGAGGGGTTGGAAAGGTAAGCTTAAGGGAGTAACCACCTTCAGGCTGGCCGGGAAAAGATACGGTATCCTTAACACTCCTGAAGATGAACGAGAAGGGTCCGCTTGTTTCATAGACCCCGATACAGGAGGTAGGGAATGCGGGTGATGGCGTTCTTAAGGATTATGAGAATGTGGTTTAAAAATAAGTTGGAAGGGGAACCAGTACCTAAATATTTATCGGGGAAGGGCAGATGATCACACTTACCAAGGTGAGAATTCTTCTTCTTTCCTCTCTGGTTCTTTCCTCTCTGGAGTAAACAAACCTGTATCAGTCTGTAAAAGAGTAGCTGATAACTGTGCAGCGTTTGAGAGAGCCTCTCTGTAATGTTTTGCTTTCGGAGTAAATTTCTTATCTTTCATATATTGCCTGTGTTTAATCATATCTTCTTTAGCTTTTTTATTAAGTTTATCTTTCCTTGATCTCATTCGACTCTTATCAAACTTGTAGGCTTTTTTAGAGGTATGATTTATTACTTGAGTAGGGACAGTAACTACTAATTGGACTGAATTCTTACCACCCTCCATATCAAATAAATCTGCTTTATCACTTCCGGTAATGTAGGACTTTAACTTCTTTGTGTCAGTTGTAAGGAAATAATTTACACCGCCTAGCTCTTTATTAGAAGATAGAAATGATCCAGTTGAATGTATTAAACCATCTTCAGGAATAACAATATCCCTTAGATTACTGTTACTAATTACATTACCATTAGTGTCTTTTACTTTGGCTAATGGGTTTCCTATTGCTTCCCAAGCATTTAAATATCGTTTTTCATGACTACTTAATTTTTCACCCCACTGTGTTTTTTTTCTTGCTTTTAAAAGATACTCAAAAGTTTTAGACCTACTTAATTTTTTTGCCCCTAAAACACTTTCTAGTTTCCCTAAGTTTTTCTTAGTTAATCCATTCATAAGTTGGGTTACTTCTATCATTCCTCTTGGATCAACTTCCTTACCGTACACCCCTTTATATGTCTTTAGTAAGGAACCATTATTAAACCCTCTTAAAATAGGGGCTGTAGTAGTCTTTGCCCCTACAAACTCCATCCCTATTCCATCCCTCTCCGGTCTTTTTATTAATATATTTGTTTTTTTATTTGGGTCTAAATTATGTACATTTCGTATATGGTGCATTGCTGCATCAGCTATGTTATCTGGCATCCCTTTAAATGCTGAATTTTTAATATTTAGACCCTCTATATTTATATCCATAGGTCCAGTCTTATAGTAATAATCAAATATAGGAGTTCCCGGTCCCATATCTTTAGGTAGTTTACCTGTAGTAGCTATATGCATATTTAATTGCATTAATTCTGATCCAGACCTTCCCCCCATATTTACATTTAATTTTTGATCCTTTAATAATGCTTTTTCTTCAGACCGTGATCTTTTAGAACGTGCAGTACCTGCCCTTCTAGCTAAATCCAAAGGGTTTACTGCTTCTAAAGCAGCATAAGGTATAGCTCCCAGTGCTTCTCCACCAGATGAAAATAAACCATGAGGGTAAAAAGGTATACCAGAACCTACAAATTTATTAGTCCCGGTCAAGATTTCTTTTGGAGTTCTTTTACCAGTAACCGCATCTACTACATCACCGACAGGACCTCCTCTTTGTAAAGTGGGCATATTCCTAGTCACATCAGATATAAATTTAGGACTGGATGCAGCTTTTTTTATCCCTTTAGAAATTACTTGTTTAACACCATTACCTTCTTTAGCAGCTTTAATCATAGCCTTTAAACCAACGGTCCCTGATTGAGTAGCTATTTTGGCTATTGGAATAACGCCTATTATGTTTGCAAGCGCACCCAAATCTTTAGCTATTTCTGGGTTTTCTTTGGCTAAATTCATTAAGTATTTTCCATAGTCTGTATCTATAGCACTACGGGCTATAGAAGCTATTCCTTCCTCTACAAATTCAGGTGTTATAGCTTCTAAAGGGTACGCTAAAAGATCGCCTACACCTCCAGCGATTGCACCAGCACCTCTTAAGTATGCTCTGGGACTATCCCAACCTAGATTAGTAGCTTCTCTAAACTGTTTAGCTCTATTAGTAAATAATCCATCAGCCATAGTTATTACTGCCCTAGTCTATATCTAGTACTTTATATTTTTTCAGTTGCTGGATAAAATTATCACTCCCCATATTTTCAGCGTATAATTCATCCAAAATATCATTAGCTACTCCACTTAATACCATTAGAGCTTTCCTTCTTGATTTTTCTCCTTGAGAGCCAAGTTGATCTGCCTTTATCATTTTATTTATATATTTCGGATTTGTAGCGGCCTTTGCCATAGCAGCGGGAAGACCAAATATTCCAATAGCGGATAATCCCGCCGTTGTCATGTCCATAACCCCTGTAAAAGGTGCGATAGCCAAACTACTGGCTGCAAAATACTCTTTACCTCGTAAGAATAATGTCGCTATACCCGTAGTGGGATTAGCAGAAGCGTGTTCCATTAAATTGACAGTCCTCCTAAACCCTTCATATTTTGGGCCTAAGATAGCCTTTATTCTTTTTGCTTCAGTTGGACTTTTTAATTGTCTGGCTATTTTTCTATATGCATCTAATGAAAAATTAGATGTTGCTAAATCAGGGAATAGTTCAGTAACATAAGATTGTCTTATTACGTCTTTAGCTTCTGAAGCATTTTTAAATGCCAAGTTTTTAAGTTGTTCCTTTGGTATTAAGCGATAAGCCTCATCGATAGAACTCATAAGTTTTTCCACTTGAGAGACTTTTCCTACTGATCCAAATGTTTTTCCTATTGTTGTAAATAGCCCTGTACCTTTAGCAGCCATTATTAAATTCTGATTTACTGTAGGCAATAATTCTCCCATATGAAAAGTGTTAAACTCTTGTAATTTTCTGTACTCTTTCCCTGCGTCTCCCCCAAATTCTTGTAACTTGTTCGTAATTGTTTTTTGTAAAGATTTTTTAAGACCAGTTAAATCCCTTACGACACTTTGTTTGGCTGGGTCCTTTAGGACTGATTTTGTGGCAAGATTAATTTGTTCATTCAACCTCTTTTCAAAATCTAAAAGATAACTTGCAGGAGCAATATTATGATCTCCCATTTTATTAAGCAAATCCTTTATAATTCCTTGGGCAGAATCATCAAGTGTAGATACTTTTAATGCATCAACATTGTCTGGATGTTTAGCATGTTTTTCAACGGCATTTCTAAGTACATTTAAATCAAACTTTTTGCCCTTTAATAGCAGTCCTATTCGGGTTAGTTCATCTCCATAGCTATCACTTAAAGCACTTCTCCCTGCATGAATTGCATTGAAGACGCCCTCACCTATTACATCATTACTAACTCCTTGAGACCCTGCAGTAATGGTTTCTAATCTATCTTGAACAAGGTCCGTTACTTTTTTTGCTCTTGCATCAAATATATTCTTAGACAGAAGCCCAGTTCCCCCTAAGAGTTCTTTGGCAATTTCCCAAGAACTTGCGATACCTGTCTGAAAGGGAGTTAAAGTTAATCCCTCTTCCATTAAAATTTCTTGAGATTGAGCTACTTCAGGAGTCATTCTTCCTTTAGCTTCTCTAGCCCCATCTGCTAACTCTTTTACAACTTGTTCAGGAGGAACTCCATTCGCTAAACCTCTTTTTGCAGCTTCCCATAAAGGTTTTCCTATATATTTTCCTAAACCAAATGTACCTAAATCAATTGCTAGAGATAACCCTACTTCATATAAGGCTTTAGCTTCATTAATATCTTTATCTTGCATTACATCAGATGCAACAGAACCTGCCCCTGAACCTAAAGCCCCTCCTATTACTGTACCGGCGATTATTCCGCCAGGACCAAAAGGTGATCCTGCTAACGCACCAACTAAACTACCACCGATACCTCCTGGCGTAGCGGCATTCTTTATCATCCAGTCCTTTATAGTACTTTCCTCTTCAGGCAAGCGCAAAGGATTTCCTTTTTGGTCAATTCGATCATTCATCCAAGCGGGATTACCCCCTTGTGTAGCAGGAATAGGAGCGCCCCCAACTGGAGAAATTATTATATCATTTTCCCAAGATGCCATTATAGTTTCCTTATGGTTTGCATGAGACTGTTCGCTGATTCGGTAAACCTTGTGTAGTTAATTCTTTGGAAGGAACTAAAGCACAAGCTCCACTAGGGAGACTATCGTACCAATCAGTAAAACTCTTCTTACTTTTTGGTAGTTTTAAAGGTTGTTTATACGATCCTAAGTTTTTATATCTTTCTCTAACTGCGTTTGCGAAGTCTTCTGGTCCGGCTTTTTTATTCTTTCTATAAAAATCACCTGCGAACATTTCATCGTTATATCTTTGTAAGATACGTCTTAAAATAGCCCTATTACTGGATATAGTTTGACTTTCATTCGGATAAGTTTTTGCCATTTCCTGCAAATCTATGTCAGTTGGTCTTAAACCCATTAATTCTTTTAAGTCGGCAAGTAAAATCTTTTGCGCTAGTGTTCTAAAGGTAGCGGTATCTTTTGCTTCAATACCGAAATTACGCTTCCATTTGTTTATAGTAGCTTGAATATCCCCTTGGTTTTTACCCGCTTTTTCAAGATCATCTAAATAGCCTAACATGCTTTTTACTTTATGAATACTAGCGGCGGCTACACTCCCAGACTCAATATTTCTCTTTCTTGTAGAAAGCCCCCAATCAGCGTATTTCTTAGCGGCATCTTCGCTGATATTAAGGCCTTTTTGTATCCTCGCCGCATCTATCTTTAACTTATTTTTAAATTTTTCAGTGTTCCGTATTACTATATGTTTCGCCAGTGCAATTGCTCCTTCTTTGTCTGCAGCACCCTCTGGACCTAATTTGGAAAGAGATGTTGGAGTCCCTTCAACTGGTAGATACCTAGTTACCCACTTCTTTAGGTTATTATCATATTCATGTAGAGCTTGATAAGTCCCTGCTCCTTTTAATCCAAGATTTATTGCCCCTTCTTCCGACATCGTTACCGTAGTACCAGACCCGCTAATCATAGGCTTCAATGGTCTATTTCTATAGGCTTTTCTAGCGGCAGCTTCTGCTTTCTTAACTTCTAATTCCTCCTGTTGAAACTTAGTCCCGTACTCCTTACTTGCGTCACTTCTGACTTGAGCGGCTTCAGCATGATACCCAGCGGCTTCCATATCTGCAGCAATGGCTGCGTATTCTTTTTTAGTAATTACACCATCAGCGGAAGCATCTTTATACTTCAGATTCATTGTTTCTTTGAATAATTGCTTCTTCCTAGCTAAAGCAAGTCTAGAGCCTTCATCGAATCGTTCAGTTAACTCCTCCCCAAGCAATCCACTTCCCTTGATTGCCCCTGTAAGACCTTCCCCGATTGTACCTAGTGCATCTATTCCCATTTGGTTATATTTAGCCGCCTGTTGAGCCTGGAAGCCCCCTGGTTTGGCACTCTCCATTGCTTCCTTTGCCCTTTGCGCGGCCTCTAATTCTTTAATGCGCCTTAATTCATCTACTGCATTAACAGGAGAAAACAATCCTCCTGATCGACCAGATGATCGTTTTCTAGGGTTTACAGTAAAGGGATTTATAGCCATTTTAATTTCCTCATTTCATAGTTATCATTTTTAGAAGTAAGAGTCATAACTCTCGTCTTCACTTTCGCCCCAGCTATCATACATAGCGCCGCCCCAGTCAAAGTCTTCGCCATCTGGGTCCTTTCCAGACCAATCTGCCCATCCACCTAATCCACCACCTTCTTCCTGTCCTTTACCCATAGTTCCACTTCCTGGGGAATATGTCCAACCAGTAAGACCTGGCGACATCCCCGCTGCCACATTAGCCGCTATTTCATTGGCTATCTGAGATGTCTTTTCGTATCCTGCATTTTTACCAGCTAAGAATCCAGCGGTATTCATTATTGAACCTGTCCCATCCAAATTAAATTGTTGAAGAGCCTGAAAATTAGTAGAGCTTATTTCATCATCTATAGTTAGATCAAAAGGTTGGTTCGCAAACTCTCTATCTGTCGTTACATTCAGGTCATCAATCGTCGCGTAATCGTCACCGTATTTATTCCAAGTTTCTATTTGTGCCAGATGCTCTGTTAGATCTCCCGCTTTCGCCCATCCCACAATATCACCATTGGGTCCTTTCATTCCTACCATCTGATTTGGGTCCATATCTCTCATCGTATTATAATTATTCTTCGGACCATATTGTTGGCCTCTTCCACCGGGAGATAGCGTATCCCATGAAATCCTACCGGATGCTGGGTCGTAAGTAAGATTGCTATCATATTTTGGGTTGAATGAATGAAAACCACCAGCCGCATTTAATACAGACCCTAATAGTCCAAGCACTCCAGCGCCGGGAATAGCCATACTTGCTACTCCACCAGTAACCAGATGCCCCAATGCTCCCCATTTATCCATAGTAGACATTGTTGGGTCCATCAATCCCTGCAATCCCGGTGGTCCCCAGGTACTCCCGCCAATTCTGCCTCTAAAGTCAAAAGTATCAAATGGGTCCACATAGGGCTGTTTATTGTCCAGACCAAGAGACAGGGATGAAGTGTTATCTAAAGAATAGGTCGTAAATGGGTCTATGGTGATCGTATCGTTAAGATTGACGGGTGCGTAATTTCCGGCGAACATCGCCTCGGTTGGGGTTAGTCCATGCTCGACGGCGCTAGACCTGCTTGCCTCCCAGCCAGGAGGGGAAACATCGGGCATTATTGATTTAGTTATATTATTTACAGCCGTCCAGGTCCCATCGCTGTTTTGATAATATGAAACCTGTCCTCCGGGGAGTTGATATGTCTCACCGGGAGCTTGTAATGAAACAGGAGCAAGTCCTTTCCCAGCGGCTGCATTATCTTTAGCGTCATCTTTGTCTGGACTTTCTGAATTAAAAATTCCTACTACATCATCTATAAAAGAATTTATACCAGACCCAATTTTAGAAAGCGTATCGTCACCCGCGCCTCCAAAAAGCTCATTTCTGTTAGCTAATGAACTTAATTCAGAGTCACCCCAAGAATAGTATCTAGGTGTTCGCCCCAGAACTACCGATTGATCTGTTGGTAACAGAGGTTCAGGGGCAGGTTCTGTATAAAATCTGCTTTCTAGCCACTCCCTTAACCAAGGAGGTGAGTTACTGTAGTCTATAGCCATTTGTTAATATCCCGTATCATTTGGATCACCAGCCATACTCCCCCAACCACTATAAACAGATGCAGGAGGAGCGCCTCCTGCAGGTTGATCCCATATAGAAGCACCACGGCCAAAGTTTTGATTCGCCCAGTTTCCAGCCGCCATCATGCCTGTACTAAAGGGAGTACCCCGTGCCGCCATGACGTTTGCTAAGTTTTTAGACCCTGCAGCCCTTGATGCAAGTCCTTGTCCAGCGGCTTCTCCTAAATCACCACCAATACCTCTGCCTAAGTTTGCGTACTGCATTGGAATATTTAGAAGACCAGTTGCCGTACCTATATCCGCAGATTCTCTACCAAGCAACTGATCGATATAAGCCTGTGCCTGTGAAAAGGCTTGAGTTCGGCGTTGATTTTGTCCTCTGAATATTGAGTCCTCTAGACCCATTTGTTGCCCTCTTCCTCCAGTACCACCAAGTCGCCCTTGAGCCAGGAGTCTAGTCTCTAAGTCTGTCCTTGCCTGATCTTCTGCCTGTTGATAATAAGGCTGTTGTTGTTGATAAAATGTATCTGCAGCCTCAAAAGGATTAAGGGAATAACTAAGAGCCTTTCCCCCGAAAAGACCGCTTCTAGTAAGCGCCCCTTGATACATATCGGCAAGCTCTGGGGACAATTGTTGTAGTGCAAGTCTTGCGTCTGGATCAAAGTCTGCAGTACCCCCTGGACCAGCGGTAGCCCAAGGTTGAGCAGCCGCAAGAGCAGCATCTGCATTTGCAGTATTAGCTGCAGACATCGTTTGAGCGGCCTCTACAGCATTATCTCCAGCGGATGACGCGCCTAAGTAAGCTAACCCTCCTCCGATAGCAGAGCCTAATACAGGTCCCAACCAGTCCCAACCAGCCATTATTTTATACTCCTCGTTAAATCAATCATCTGACTTTTCCTTGTTTAGTTAGCAATGTAGTATTAATCAAACTAGAATAATTTCCATTGACTTCCGTAGTCATTTTAAGTCTTATTACTTTTCCTGTACGGGCCAAGGGAGCATTGTATTCTCTTGGAGTTGCTGCCGGTGCATATAATGCAGAGCCATAGAGAGAATCTGAGCTACCATATAAATATTTAGTGGCATCACTTGCCAATGTAAATGTCTTAGAATAACTTGAACCTTCTTCATAATCCTTAGATATTGTAATTGTACTTGTGGAGTCTTCACCACCAGTTATTGTCAAGAGACCCTTCTTAATAATTTTAGTAAAAGTAGGATTCCCTAAATCAAGCCAAGGACTTTGAAATACCCAATTGTATGCTGTATCTGTCGAGGACCAACATTTAGAGTCTGCCCATATTCCAGATGCGGTCTCACAGGCTCCTTGTGTTGCGTATGTCGAAGTGGAGTCAGCAATGGATACATCAAAATATTCATTATATTCCGCTACTGAATCACTAAGGCCCATATATAATTTACCATCAAGAGTACTCACTCCACATAATGGATTAGATGTAAATGTCCATGTTGTAACTCTTGGAACTTTAGCCATCCCCATAGAGAAATCAAAACAATAAGCCTTGTTATCCCCCGGCATGAAAGTTAATACAAAACCTTCTTTCTGATAGTAGCAACTTTTTATTGTATCTAAATCAGCATCAACAAGTATTCTAGTTAGATCATTACGGACAGTAATAGATATAGTTTCTACTGGAGCCTTACCATCTGATTGTGTCAGACGTTTTATTGACATTAATCCTTCATAACTCATAAAGAATAAATCAGCCTCTACATAAACAATATTATCTCTTCCGGCTAATCCCACTCCTCGAATTATTTCCACTAAAGTCATTGTGGCCGGATTAGAGGCTCCTGCATAAAGAACGATGTTACTCTTTCCGAATATAATAATCTTATCTTCAAGAGTAGCTAACCCTACAATCTCATCATTACCCCAAACAGTCTTTAGATCAACAACTCCAGCGGCACCACCAGTTAGTTTCTCTCCAATAAGGTTATCGGAATAAAAAAGTGTCCCTCTGTCCTCTGTAATTCCGCCGTACCACATGCGCCCAAAGTCTCCTACTGCACAAGAAGGATCAAATGTTGTTACTCCTCCCGGTGCCGCATAGGCTCCCAAATCTTCCATATCGTACCAGTTAGTACCATCATAGTTTATGACCTTATGCCCTGCCTGTACTCCCCAGAATTCATTATTAAAGTTAACCCATTGCCAATTTGAATCAGTAATTGTTTGAGGGGAACCAGAAAAACTTTGAGTCGCTAAGTCATCTGGATTTGTTGAAATATCTAGTTTAACAATAGTGGCTCCTGATCCACCATAGTATTCTCTAGTGCGATCTGATTTAACATATTCTCCCAGAGATTTCACTGAACTAGCGACAGTCTTAGATACCTGTTTAATGCCCTTTCTGGGACCCATCCGCCCCTCTAGGTCATAGACTACATTATTAGCCTCTGTTAACCACTCTGGCCCTAGAGTCGCACTCTGGGCTTGCGTATTTAGCCCCCTGGACCCTAGAGTATTTAGTACAACTGGTGTTAGTGGTTTAGCTACCATACCAAGTAGTCTCATTTACAGTACGAAGTTCATCTGAAGAAACTGCATCTGATAATGCACTTGCAAATCTTGTGGCTGCAGTATCAGAGAGTGTGCCGCCGTCCTCTCCCCGTTCATTTAGGGCAAGAGAATAAGCTCCCAGTAATACAAGATTTTCTAATACTGAAAAAGTATCGGCAGCTAGAGTTCTGTCACTCTGTGGCTGTACTGCATGAACTTTAATATCATAGACGCCATTAGGGATAGGCCAAAAGGAGATATCATTATCTTTTAATCTGAAATAGGAAGGTTGACCTGTTTGGGTAGTACCTATATATTGATAATTATAATACTGAGCATCACTTATTTGTGATAATTGAGCATTACTAGTATTATTGATAACTTGTAGAACGCGAGACCTAGCATTTAAGTTAGTCATATCATATGTATCTGTAGAGTCTGAAGTAGTCACTGTCTCAAGAGTCCTTAAAACTCCCCAGTTCCAAGCATCCTCTACAAGGTCTTTAGCTTCATTAACAAACTCACCTATTAATTTCTGATAATCACTTAGTGAAGAAGTTGAGGATATAGTCCCTGACCAATCAGACCCAACAGTATCCTCTCGTAGCCTAGTCAGTACTTTATCTATAACAGTTCTATAACTCATAAACTTAATTCCTCATCTAAAAATAAATTTCTTTCAGCTTTTCTGCGTCTAAGAAGCCCTGGAATTATTCTTTTATTTGCGTATTTCCACCTAAGAAACTCATCTGCACAGCCCTGATAGTCTTTCCTATTTAATTTCATTCTGGCTGTTGATCTCTGAAAGGCTCCTGATCCTACATTATATATGAAACTGCAAAGAGCCGCAAACTGATTTTCATTTACTTCCACTTTAACTAAACGTGCTATTCTATCTTCAGTAGTCTTTAAGTCACGCTCAACTAATTTAATGGCCTCTTCCTTTGTTATTGCTTTATGCCCCTTAGTGACCCTCTTACTATCACTTCCATATATTGATCCAAATCCTATTGTCCATACGCCCGCTATATCTTTATATGGTTCTGAAGAAAATCCCTCAAAGTCCTTTAGTAAAGTTAACCCTCTATCATTTATCATCTTGACCACTTGCTTACCAATCTCTGACCAAACCAAAAACTGATAATTACAGAAAAAATTCCTACCATCTCGTTCGACCAAAGTTTTTGAAAAAGCTCTGGACTGATTTTGTTGAAGGCCGAAAGAAAAGTAAGCAATACAAATTCCAAAAAGAAGAAATATGTAATTAACGGTCTTACTGATGCAGAGATGTTTACCACCCATTGACTAGCTCTCTTAGTTTGTTCATCAGAACTTCGGTGAACTGCTATATTAGCTTCGCCTACACTAGTAATAATTGCCTCATCCCTTTTATCTTGGGACTGTTGTTGCATAAGTTTTAATTCATGCTCCTTATCTCTTTGATCTTGTTTGGAATCCATGTAGGACTTAAAAATGCCTGGACCCGTCGAAGTAACAAAACCTAATATGGAACCTAATAAACTTATCATAATCCTCTACTCTAGATTAGCTTTAATAGCTTTTTTAGGAAACTCATTAGCTTCTTTTAATTCACCGGGCGTTCCTGCGAAATGAATACAGGACATCCCTCCTACATTCTCTACCAGAATTGTGTAACCTGCTTTTTCATTCAAAAAAAGTTTTACAATATTCTGCTCATCTATATAACCAGTAAATTTTAATCCTTTTTTAGAAAAAAGTTTATGGAACTGCTTTGATCCACCACAATATACAGTGCTGACTACATTAAACTGTGTTACTTGTATTTCTTCATTCTCTTCTGCGGACAATACAGAAAATGGGAGTATCATTAGAGCTAAACTTAAAAGTAATCTATTCATGGGACATTATCCTTCTTAAACTATTTTAGGGTGTTTTCCATTGTGCATAAGTTTTATTTTTTCGACTTCATCATAAAGTAATTTATAAAGTTCTTTTGCGGCGCTTAGGTTTTCACTTATTTTCTCTATTTCTCTTGCTCTTCGTTCTAAATTATCTGGAGATAAAATGTCGGATATAACATCCATCCTACTTTCTAGTACTTCTTGATTTGCTATATAGTCTTCTACTTTTGTCTCTAAAGTTTGTATCTCTTTAGTTAAAGAAGACAGATCATTTAATGCTCTTCCTAATTGACTCTTAACTAAACCCCATGTCGCTGCAATTCCAGAGACTACTGTGGCTATTGTTAATAATTCTCTTACACCTAACTCCATTTAAGTTTCATGTCCATGATATCCCTTCCGGCCAATCAAGATGATCTCCAAGGAGTGAGATACATGCATTTATATGCTCTCTAGGATAGCCAAGATATGTTTCTGGGTCCGCATTACCTCTAAATGGGCCATAGCTTCCAAGCTCTGCTAGAGCAAGGTCTTTCTCTCGACCTGTTAAGTCTGTTCTTTTTTCTTGCACAGTTTCCCAAAAACAATCTAAACAAAACGTCTCTGTGTAATCGCAACGAGAGATATGATGTGGAGCGCGTATTACTTTTAATTCATCAGGTAGTAATTCCCATTGTTCAAAACGTCCTATGAACTCTGAACCAATAACATCCCACTTCTCGTTTATCCACTTTTCCGGGTCTACTGGGTCCATAAAGTAAGCAGCAGGATATGGAGTATCAAGAATTTTACTCCCAACAAAATAATGCAATAGACCTTCTCTTTTAGAGAAGTATAGCTCTCTAAGCTCTTCTATACGGACAAAAGGATAATCCCAATATGTATTCTCTAGGGATATACCAGAAAGATATACATCTGGTTTTATACGGTCAATAACCTCTGTTCTCTTTAGCCATCTAGGATATAGAACTCCCGCTAGATTTGATGAATTAGTAAATCCGCTTCTAATAGGAAGTATAATTTCTCTTTTAGACGGCTCTAATATTCCATCTTCTTCCCAAAAATTAAAATCTCTTACATTGTCTTTTAACCACTGAACCATATTTCTGGCCGCTACTTGTTTCCGCTCTTCCGATTCAAAATGTTCAACATGACGATAAGCATGTATCTCATGATCAGTTTCACTCAACCAACGCCAGAGTCCATAGGTAGAATTAATACCACCTGAGAATGGAATAAGAACTTTCATTAGCCAACCGTCCCGTTTGTTGTGCCACTATCATTATATGTTAAAGTACGCCCGTTTTTCCGCATCGCATACCCTGCCGCACCACCGGCACCGGGGTGGTTAAGTATGCAATTTGAACTACCACCACCAAAGGAACCACTCGCACCCGCTGCACCAAATCCACCAGCCGCACCAGCGCTGCCGTTGTGTGCAGGGGCCTCACACCACTGGCCTAACTTATCATCGTGATAAGTGTTTCGTCTCCCATGGCCGCCACCGCCTCCACCGCCACCTTGTAGAGATGCACCGGAGAAGTTGTTAACTACTAGAGTGCCTATGCCTCCAGTATCAGTTTCAATATAAAGAGCATCACCTCCTACTGAACCAGCGGCACCAAGACTACCCGCCGCTCCAGTATACCCATTTATACTACCATAATTATCTATAGTGAGTGAGGTATCCGCATGTAATGCTCCAGTCTTCATTGCATGTGTCGAAGACCCAGATACAGTTACCCCGGCATTTATTGTAATTGTGATAGTACCACCAACAGAGTTATTATATCCAACGGCGGTAGCAAGTGTAAGGATGTCAACCTCACTTGTATTGGTACTGATAGTCAAACCAGTTCCTGATGCTGCTGCTCCGAAACCTGCGAGATGGTTCGCAATGAACATTAGGTATCATCCGCCGCATTCGTAGTTATAAATAATTTAACCCCAATAAGTCTTGTATCTTCAGTGGCCGTATCATTAGTATCAGAAACGTCCCTAAACACTCTGAAGAAACACATATCCCCAACAGCCGGTGTCCCGGAAATAGTTACTTCAGGAGTTTCATCTGAAACTAACAATTCTTCGGCTGCACTTTGATTATTATCATCTATAACTTGTGGAGTGCCATATGCTACATCAATTGATTCATTATCAGATACTGCTACACCTTGAATACCCCATGTCACACCATCAGTATCCGCTGCCGTTGAAGTCCAATAAAATTGGGTAGTCACTGTCCCTAAGTTCCAACTCTTAGGCATTGCGATCTGGAATTGAGCGTGTTCATCCGCCGTAGCATCAAAATCTAAAACTTGTAGATCAGGCCGTTCAGCCGTAGTCTCTACATCCACAATAGGAGCGCATCCGTTTGATAGAGTAGGTCTCATCGCAGCGGCGGGAATAAAGATAGTATGTTTTCCCTGCTTATGAACCCCAGCAAAGACTGTATCAGTTCCATCAGACATTACTGCAGTACCGTCC